TGGAATACCCAATTTTGCCGTGGTTATGTTTGATTGCACAAAATTTGATGCACATTTCAGGAAACATTGCATTGAAACTGAAAATGACATTTATCAGACATTTTACAAAGGAAATGAATTGAAGGAGTTGACAAGGCTCTTATCATGGTGTAAAGAAAATATATGCTGTGGTCATTTCCGTGATGGTCGAGTGAAGTACAAAGTATCAGGTGGACGCATGTCTGGCGATGTCCAGACAGCCCTTGGTGCTTGTACAATAATGGTTCTCATGTTGATCAGTCTATGTGACGACTTAGGAATAACTAAGTTTGATATATTTGACAATGGTGACGATGCTGGCTTAGTATTACCTAAGACAGAGTTGCCAAAGTTGGAAGAGGCTGAGTCTTGGTTTGAACAGATGGGGTTCAGAATCAAGAGGGAGAAACCTGTTTTTGTTATTGAGGAAATTGACTTTTGTCATTCACACCCCGTTGAAATAGAGCAAGGGCAGTGGATCATGGTTAGAAATTTCCCAGATAACATAACGAAAGACATCACATGTATATCACCAATTAACAATTTGCGTGAGTTAAAAGCATGGTTTGGAGCGATAGGTGAATGCGGACTTTCCTTAACGCGAAAAGTGCCGGTACTAAACTCTTTTTATAGATCAATGATCAAATTGGGGGATGGTGCCAAGGCAAAGATAAACTTTTTCGCGGACTCAGGGTTCGCTATGATGGCTAAAGGTGTCACAATGGATGGTGGTGTTACCAGTTGCGGCAGGCTATCATTTGCAAAGGCATTTCAAATAGCACCAGAATCCCAAATCTTGTTGGAGGATTATTATGCAAAGATAAACTATAATCTATCCGACATACAGTTCAAGGATAACCTCAGTCGATTACAATAAACACATTTTAATCGAAGAATAGTTTAAGAAACTAACCAAGCAATAAAACAATTTTACAATTTTGAATTTACAATTTTGATCTTAAATCGGCAAATTTAAGGCACAATTGGGGTACTTAATACAATAGCAATAATTTTTGATATATTAATAGACTTTTTAATATATTGTTACAATGGGAATAATCAAGACTCTCAAGAACGATTTGAAGAAGGCGAAGAAAGCAGCGAAAATAGCTAAAGGTGCTGTGAAGGTGATTAGGACAGTTGACAAATACACAGGCGGCAATTTACCCGTGATACATACTGCTACCAACTTTATTGATGGTGGGCAAAAGGCACTCGGAAACACAATCGGTGGAAAAATTGTCGGAAAAATAGTGGGCTCCGGAGATTACGTAGTCCATGACAATTCGTTAACACGAGTTGGGCATAGAGTATTAGACAGTTACGACGTACCTACCTTTAATAATGGGGCTAGGAGCGTGCGTGTTAGGCACAGGGAATACATTGGCGACGTGTATTCTTCAGCCACTGGGAATACTTTTGATAATGCTTCTTATAGTGTTAATCCTGGGGATCCTATCACATTTCCTTGGTTGTCTGGAATAGCCAGTCAATACGATCAGTGGCAACCAAATGGCATCGTTTTCGCGTTTAAATCAACAAGCTCAGCCTATAGTGGATCTACACAGGCTTTGGGTACTGTTATAATAGCAAGTGACTATGACACATTAGACACAGCGTTTGGATCAAAACAAGAGATGGAAAATTCTGAATTTGCAATAAGCTGCCAATCATCACAATCGATGTTGCACCCTATTGAATGTAATGAGAATGAACGTCCAACCAAACTATTATACATACGCAAAGGCCAGGCCACACCAAGCGATTCTTTGAAATTTTATGACCTTTGTAGCACACAAGTAGCAACAGCAGGCATCCCTGGAACCTCAGTTAACTTGGGTGAGTTATGGGTTTCATATGACATCACATTCTATAAAGAACAAATGGGTAATGGTGCTTATGGATCGGGAATCCTAGAGTATGCCATGACAAATGGTACAGGTATAGCTGCCGCCACCCCGTTTGGTACATCAGCGAATCGTGTTGTTAAAACTGCAAACAACTTAAGCGTTACGCTTAGTTCCACGACACTTGTGTCATTTCCCAGTAAGTTAAGCACAGGGAATTACTTAGTTATTTACTATGTATTAGGGTCATCCACAGCATCTGTGGTGGCCCCAACAGTGGGTACCTACACCAATTGTGAAGCTGGTGTAACACTCTTTGGTACGAACACAACTTTGACGCCAGCAACATCAACCAACACTGTGGCAATGATGGTGCAAACTGTTCGTATACTTAATATTGGTGCGTCATTCGTTATATCTGGAGGTACATTCCCTACATCACCTACTGCAATGTATCTCTCAATCACACAATTAAATCCTTCTATAAGTGCTTAGGAAACTGTCGCTGCTATTCGGTATCTCCATCTTATTACTAATAATACAAGCACACCGTCAGTAACATATTTGAAGCCATACGGTAGTGTCACACCCACACCATATCCCACACTCGATAACGATCATTCATGCAATGGTTACGATACAGGAACAGGCAGGGTTGTACTAGGTTACAGAGAATACATAACCAAGAATTCACGTATGATAACATTTCAGTTTCTTGAGTTTCCCACGCTACAAGTAGGACCAGCAGTCACTTATGATAGTGCCTATGATCAATATACTTATCCAATACAAGATGCAGTTCTTCCGAACTCCACAAATAAGTATGTTTTTCCTGGGATAATTGCGAGTACTCATTTTCAGACATCAGTAATAACAACTGGTGCAATTGAGGCTTTCAGTTATACTAGCCCAAGTCCATACAAATCACCAACTTTAGTTAAGGATTATCAAAATTATATACGGCCGTATTACGACATTCCATTTGGAGCTAACACGGTAAGTAGTCTATTGTCATATCAATACTACATACCCAGTCTTTATCCAGCATATGGCTGTTCATCAATAAATTTTGATCCAAATGGTTCCGGGATAGGAACACCCACTTTTACAAATACAGGATTTATTAAAAGCATCACAAAACAGGATTCTACAACAATATTGTTTCAGAGATATGATAAATCTAAAACTCAGAGAGTTGGTATGTTTACCACAGTAACTGTAAACACACCAATTCTTTGGGATGCCACAGCGCTTTATTTATATTTGCCAGAATTGCTTGGCAATGCTGTACTAGTAAATGGGTTCCCGGTAACCACAAGCTATTTTACCAACTGTGAGGATTATACCAGTGACAGAGCATGCATCTTAACAATGTGGGATCTACCAGCACAAACTCTAAAACAAGCCGATGTTATCGGATTAGGGTGTGAGGATAATACTATCCTATATGATGCGATCAACTTAAACGTCACATTGTTTACAATTATTACCTGATACATGAAGGCGCGACCGGGCTTTCATGGCTCATACAGCAACTAGAAGTGAAACTTAATGTTGTAAAACTTATTTATGTGAAACTGAGACCAGGCCTCCTTTACGAAGCACAAAGTCGAATCTCTTACACGCTAAAACGATCAAGCATCTTTTGACACGTGCACATAAACTCTAGTCCCAAAAACTAGTACCAGTTATCCCGAAAGGACTATTGGAATACCAGCGACATTAGACCTTAAATTTAAATCAGAAAACCCGTTGAC